AAACGTAACAATTAATGATGTGTTTAACCCTACATTAGTGGAAAGTCAATCAAAGCGAGCGGATAGAGTAGGACAAACAGTTATGTTATCAGATAACGTAGTGGGTTCTACATTAAATAACAAAGCGGTTGTAACAGCAATTAATGTTGGTGCAAACCCATTAGTAATCACAGTAGCATTTTATGAAGCTACACAGTTAGTACCTAACGGTGGAGTGGGATGTACAATGTTTATTTATGGTTCTGAATTTAAAAAAGGCGAAACAGGAATGGTTGGATCTCTTGAGGCTGATGACGTATTCTTTTCTAACAAACCAATTATCCTAAAAGATACTTACCAAGTAAGTGGATCTGATATGGCTCAAATTGGATGGGTAGAAATAACATCAGAAAATGGAGCAAACGGCTACCTGTGGTATCTAAAATCTGAGCATGACACAAGACTACGTTTTGAGGATTACTTAGAAACATCAATGATTGAAGCAGTTCCAGCAGCAAATGCTTCTGGTGCAGAAGCTGCATTAAGTTCAGCAGCTGGTGGAGCAGGCATTGTAAATGCAGGTTCTGAAGGTATCTTCTATGTAGTAAATGATAGAGGAAATGTGTGGGGCGGTGGAAACCCAACTACACTTGCAGGATTTGATTCAGTAATTCAAAGACTTGATAAGCAAGGAGCTATTGAAGAAAACGTGATTTTCGTAAATAGACAATACTCATTTGATATTGACGATATGTTAGCAGCCCAAAACTCTTACGGAGCAGGTGGAACTTCATATGGTTTATTTGATAATGATGCGGATATGGCTTTAAATCTTGGCTTTACAGGATTTAGAAGAGGTTATGACTTTTATAAGTCTGACTGGAAATATCTTAACGATCCTACTATGAGAGGTGGTATTACCGCAGGAGCAGTTAATGGACTATTAGTTCCAGCTGGCTCAACTTCGGTATATGACCAAATCTTAGGTAAAAACGCTAAGAGACCATTCTTACACGTAAGATATAGAGCTTCTGAAACTGAAGACAGACGTTATAAAACTTGGATCACTGGTTCAGCTGGTGGAGCAAGAACATCTGACTTAGATGCAATGACAGTGAATTTCTTAAGTGAAAGAGCAGTATGTACTTTAGGTGCAAACAACTTCTTCTTATTCCAACAATAAGTTGAATTAACTAATATTAGGGGAGTGTAAAAGCTCCCCTTATATTTATTTTTAAATTAAATTAAATTAAATTATATTATAATGAAAACAGAAAAATATATTACCAAAACCTATAGGTTAAAAAACAACAGAAAACCTTTATCCTATATGTTATCCTCAAGACATTCGAGGCGTTCACCCTTATTACATTTTGACGCAGAAACAGGAGTAAACAAGCCTTTACGTTATGCTCGTAATCAAAAATCTCCTTTTGAAGATGAGCAAGATGGAAATGCAATTTTAGAACCTGTTGTTTTTGAAGACGGAATGCTTGTTGTTGAGAGAGAAAATCAAGTATTGCAGCAATTCCTACATTATCATCCCCAAAACGGACAAGTTTTTGAAGAGGTTAATAAAGAAGCTGATGCGTCTCATGAGTTAGAAAGAGTAGAAAGAGAGTTAGATGCGCAAATTGCCGCTAAACAATTATCTACCCAAAAACTAATTATGGTTAGCAGAGTGCTGATGGGGGGCAATGTAGATAGAATGACCATCCCTGAATTAAAAAGAGATGTTTTAGTTTTTGCTAAAAATGACCCTACTGATTTTATGAGCATTCTTAATGACCCTATGTTGGATTTACAAGATACAGTTTACCAATTTTTTGACGGACAACTATTAAGTTTGAGAAATCAAAATAAAGATGTTTATTTCAATTTACCTAAAAATAAAAAGAAACTTTTAACTGTACCTTATGGAGAAGATTATTCATATATCGTGGCTTCATATATGCAGTCTGATGAAGGTCTGGAAACATTTAAGTTGTTGAAAAAATACTTAAATAAGAAAGAAAAATAAATCTTATCTTTGTAGGGAGAATATTCTCATATAACCCTTAAATTTTTATATTATGGAAAAATTCCTAAAAATTTATGTCACTGCTGTTGGAGACACAGGAGGCTGGCGGATTGTTAGCGTAAACAACATCTTAGCAGTAGAACAAGCGTCTGCCACTACGGTAACGGTAACTTATGCTGGAATTGCGGCAGCTGACGTACTAACAATTACTCATGATGCTATCACAGCTGGTGATACCACTATGAGAGAATGGTTTACTGATAGTATGGTTGTAGCTTTAGCTCAGAGTTGGCAAAAATCACAAACTGAAGCTATTGCACCACTACCAAATGATGCGGCAGGAACTGCTCCTGTAACAGTAACAGGTATGGCATTAGCATAAATTGAGATTACATGCTTTCAAGAAGAGGTCTTAAAAAAATAAGGCCTCTTTTTTTTTCTTATCTTTGTACAAACAATTTCCTTATGATAGATGATGTAAGAAATACTGTATTAGCGATAGCTAACAAAAACAATTATGGATACATAAGTCCACAAGACTTTAATCTATATTGCCAGCAAGCTCAAATGGATTTGTTTGAGGATTATTTTTACCAATACAATAATTGGATTCTAAAACAAAACACCAGAACTTCAGGGTCTGGCTATGCAGATATAGTAAAAAACTTAGAAGAAGTAATTGACTTGTTTTCTCAAGAAGTTTTTCTTACACAAGTAGGAGTAGCTAACACTTATTCCTTGCCTGCAGATTACTATTTAATTAATAAATTATTTTATTATCCAAATTCTTTAGCATCAGGGACTAACACTTTTGTTGCAGCTTTTAAACTAACTGATTCTACGGCAGTATTTTCTAACTTAACTAACCCTACTACTCCTCCTGTGGGAAGTATTATAGTTAATACCACTACTGGGAATCAGTGTTATGTTACAGCAGTAGATGATTCTACAACGCTCTCTATTAGTGCAAACATTATGAACTTAAATGATGCTTATATTATTTATTCAAACACCAATATTGCTGAAGTAGAGAGAGTGAGTCAGAATAAATTATTTTATCTTACCAGCTCCCCTTTAACAGCGCCAAGCAATCAGTTTCCCGCTTATGTTTTAGATGCAAACACAATAACAGTGTATCCTTCTACTATTGATGGATCACGAAGTGTTAAAACACAATATATACGCTATCCCCTACCGCCTAAATGGACTTATAGTATTATTTCGGCCACTGAAGGGACGCCAGTTTTTAATGAGAATCAGCTCGATTATCAAGATTTCGAGCTGCCATTATCTGATGAACCAACGCTGGTGGCAAAAATATGTCAATACGTAGGGATAGAAATAAGAGAAGAAGATGTTTATACTTTTGGAACAACAGGAGTAACGCAAGAAAATACAGAAGAAAACGCACAATAATATGGCTTATATAACAGATTATCAATATTACGAAAACAGCGGTGTAAATCCAGAAAATGAAAATTGGGGTTCATATCAATACGTGACCTTACAAGAGGTGGTAAGTAACTTTATGCTTATATATCAAGGAAACACTGAGTTATTAAATAATATTAATCGCTATCAAGTTTTGTTTTATGCTAAAAGAGGCATCCAAGAGTTAAACTATGATGCTATGAAAGAAATTAAAATATTAGAGCTTGAGGTAGGGGAAGATTTAAGATTTATAATGCCTCAAGATTATGTGAATTGGGTTAGAATTTCATTATATGAAGGTGGGGTATTATATCCATTAACAGAAAACATACAAGCAAATTGGGCAGGTGCATATTTACAAGACAACAATGCAAGAATACTTTTTGATCAAGACGGGAATGTTTTAAAGCCCGAATATTCTTCTGTGACATATGACCGTATACAAGGTACTAAGAGAACTATTTACCTAAATGTAGACAGCCCTTATAACAACTCATTAGGTTATTTTATAGACGGTGGTTGGTATTTCGATTATTCGGTAGGAGCAAGATTTGGTTTAAATACTGAGACCGCTAATATAAACCCTACGTTTAGTATTAACAAACAAGTGGGGGTAATTAACTTTGACTCCTCAATGTCTGGAAGAACTGCTGTATTGGAATATGTTTCAGATGGCATGGAAAGCGGAGACGATGCTAATGTAAGTGTTAATAAATTATTTGAAGATTATCTATATGCATTTATCAGATTTTCATTATTAAACGGCAGATTAGGAGTTCAAGAATATATTATTAATAGAGCAAGAAAAGACAAATCTTCTTTATTAAGAAACGCTAAAATTAGATTAAGCAATATACATCCTGGCAGACTATTAATGAATTTAAGAGGTCAGGATAAATGGATAAAGTAATATGGATATAAAAAGTATTTCAACTTTTATAAAAGGCAGGATGAATAAGTCTGTGGACGAAAGAATACTTCCGCCAGGCGAGTATGTTGATGCTTTAAATGTAAGGATAGGAGCAACTGAAACTACAGAAATTGGAGCTGTAGAAAATTCCAAAGGTAATGACATATTAACAGGTCTGCGTTTTAGAGGAGTAGTGCTATCGCCTCAAGCAAGATGTATTGGAGCGTTAGAAGATGGCATGAATGAAACTATTTATTGGTTTGTTCACGATCCGAACAATCCTCAAGCCCCTAATCCTCCAAGCAGCGCGGATTTAATTGTTTCTTATAATACAACTACTGAGGTTACCAGGTATCATGTAGAAAGCACCAGTGTTTTAAATTTTAACCCTTCATATCTTATAACAGGAGTAGATTTAATTGAAGATTTGTTGTTTTGGACCGATGACTATAATCCTCCTCGTAAAATCAATATAAATTTTGACTATCTAAGTGTAGATTCTAACGGTGTAGATCAAATTGAAGAAGAAGATATAAGCGTAATAGTAAAACCTCCAGGGTTTCAAGATGCAGCTTTAGTAGCTGTTCCTGATGCGGAAACACTAACATCTCCGAATGTTCGTTTATTGCAGCTAACAAACCAAGAAAACTATATGGAAGATAAGTTTATTTCTTTTGCATATAGATATAGGTATTTAAACTCTGAATATAGCGCTACCTCTTTATTCACTTTACCTTCTTTTCAGCCAGGAAGATTTATTTTTAGTTATGAGAATTACTACAATGAGTCTATGCAAAATAGATTTAACGGAGCTGAAGTAACTTTTAATACAGGCTCAAAAAGAGTGATAGAAATAGATGTATTATATAAGTTTTCTAACAGCACTACAATATTTAAAATAGACACTTATAACAAGCAGCAAGCAGGATGGGGTGATAATCAGGACAGAACTATAGAGTTCTCTAATAGTAAAATATATACCGTTTTAGGTAGTGATGAAATTTTAAGATTATATGACAATGTACCTCGTGTAGCTAAAGCTCAAACCATAATGGCTAATCGCTTAGTATATGGAAATTATATAGACGGCTATAATATTTCTGTAGGATCAGCGGAAGGCGCAAAAATAACACCCAACTATACTGTCTCAGTTTTAGCTGATCAAGTGGGCGTATTCTATATCCCTTATCCTACTTTATCCAGTCAATTGTACGGTATAAATCCGTCAAACCCCACTACTGTCCTACAAGCCTCAGCTTTAATTGATTTAGACAGCGTTAAAGATGAACTGAAAAACGGAGCGCAGCTGGTTATTAGCTTATCCCTAA